ACGGGGTCAATAGAAGCATAATACATTCCAAATGTAGGATCTTTAACTGGTCTTTCCCATACAACAAGACATCCTGTTTTATCTTCAGTCTTTTTATTTATTGGAAAATCCATTATTGGTCTCTTGTTACTTTTAGTAACTACCGGTTTCCCATCTACATCAGTAGATATATCTAGAAACTCATAACCATATTCTTTTTCTTCAATTCTTCTTTCTTGTGCAGCAAGTAGATGTGTAGGGAATACAGATACTGATCTATGATCAAATGCTTCTTTAATATTCCGTGGATGCTGAGAAATCCTTAATTGATAATCTTCCGGAGCAAGTTCATCTTTCCATTGTTTAAACTGTCTGTCTAATGCATCTATTGCTTCTTCTACAAGTGAATTACCATATTCATCTATGTACGGGGGCATAGACCACTGCTCAGGAATAAATAAACCTGACAAACCTACAGTACCTTTATCATCTATAAGATCTGTTTCTACAGCATAAATATCTTTAGATGTTGGATTTAAGATCATGTCTTTCAATGGAAGACATTGAGACAAGTCACCCACAGATCCTGCTGCTATAAACATACCAGTTGTAATAAGACCTGATCTCATAGCTGGTCTCATATACTCATATGTCTGATCCATCTTAGGTGCAATCCCAGCCTCTTCATGAAAGAAGTATTTAACCGGACCCCCTACACCATTTGTAGGATCTTTCTCAAATGACATACCTTGTATGGTTCCTTTAAGACCTACCTCAGCTTTTCTATCTCCTTTTCTAACTTCAATTTTCTGTTGCCACATCATGACTTTATCTGGAGACATTGGACGGTACCATGCTGTATGTTCATTTAAGAATGCAGCATATTCTTGTAAGAATTTCCAGGATCCTTTTTCATTGATATAATCTTTAAGACTAGCTCCCATCTTAAGAGTGACCCCTGCTTCAAACCATTGTTGGTTTATAAACTTACCCATATGGTAGTATGAAGATGCTATCTGACGTTTCTTTAAGATTGCAGAATGTTTATAGTTAATTTCTGCAAGAAGTTCATATAATGCTAAGTGATACTGTGCATCCCTAATTTTAGCAAAACCAAACTGTTGAATTTCTTTGTCAAAGATTGGTAGAAAGTTTAGCCACATGTAGTATTCTCTTGCAAGAAACCATGTATCATCACCTTCTTTTACTATTATACCTTTTCTACACTTTGTCTTTTGGTCATCCCAATAGTTTATAAAGTCTCTGGATTTGTAGGGAGCTGTACAGTATACTCCATTTTTTTTAAATTTAAGGGACTCAGATATAAATACTGTATTGGTAGTTTCATTGAACTTGTATTTACCTGGTTCTTTAAATAATTCCCTAATAAAGTTACCGAAGTCTTCTCTGGAGTCAAAACTTGTAGTTGTCCAGTTTCCATTGTCATAGGTTGGTATATCTTGATAAATTTCACTCATTACATATCATATGCTAATCCTTGTCCACCTCTAACTCTACTTGATTGTTCTTCTTGAAGATCTTTATAAGCACCTTTAAAAGATGCTCTGATTGCTTCATAATTTTTAGCAGCAGCAATAAGAGAGTTAATGTTTCCATCTCTACCTGCAGTTATAGTTGTTGTTTCCATATATCTAGCTAATCTATCTAGCATAGAAGATATTCCTTTGTATGCTCTAGAGGTAGGTGTTTCATACATCCTTTCACAAAACCTAAGTGCTGTAAAGATTGTTTCATCTTCGGTAGAAAATTCCCCGTCAATTTGTTCTAGTATCATGTGCTCCTTATCCACATCCGGAGTAAAGAAAAAAGGATTAAGATCGGGATTAGGACAACACATATAAAAAAGATACATGTATATTTTAAGGTAGTCATCAGGGTATTCATCCATGACATCTTTAAGAGCCTTTAATGTATAACAATGTTCTGTTGGAATTACTACTCCATTTTGAACATCAAATAGTTTAGTTAAAATCATTTCTTTTTTATTTTGTCTTTGTTATCATGAAGATAATGCATAATAGCTATAACTTCATCAACTAAGTAAGGTACTGAAATTGGTATGACTTCTTTTACAATTGGTTCTTTATTTTCATCTAGTTTAGTTACTGGATATCCCCAATCGTCTTCATTTTCAATTTCAAATGTTATATGATGTAAAAATATTCTACCTGGTTTAAGTTTAGGATTATGCTTTAGTATAATATACATATAAATACTCAACTGCAATGCATAATGATAAAAGTTACAATCATCTAAACTATCTACCGGAGGATTCATCTTTTCAGACTTACCTTCAAAATTTACAAAAGATTCTTTCTTAATTTCTTTATTAGTTTTGTAGTCAATGATATTTACTTTACCATTGACTACCTCTACTAAATCTGATTGACCGCATATACCTACTGATCTAAGGTATACCATATGTTCAGGATAAACTCCTGGCTCAAGCTTTTGAGAAGGAGCAACTTTTACACCTTCTCTAATCTCACTTGGTTTAAATACTGGTACAGTAACTCCTTCTCTTTCTATTGAAGCTAAAGAACATAAATCAGACTCTCTTTGATTATGATACCATGTTCCCAATGTAATAGATCTGTCAGCTTCACCATTCCAAATCTTTTGAATAATAGATGGTTCAATACCGTACCATTTAGATGTCTTTTTTTTACTTACTTTTTCAGCAATTTTTTTGGCATCAAAAGGTTTTTTAAAATGGGATACAAGTGTAGTTACACTTATCCAATTTATATTTTCATCATCTATACTTTTGTAACTATGATCAGCTGCATTAAATACTATCATTGTTTAATCTTTAATGTTTTCTAATTCATCTTCCTCTTCTACAGTAGCAATAGCTTCCCATTTACCTACTGGACATTCTGATGAAAGAGATCTAGTTTTAAAATTAAGAGAACAACCACACTCATTACAACATGGGGCTGTACCTTTTACAGCACATTTTTTACCCTTGTGCTCACATTCATCACATATAGAATATCTAAGTCTAGCAATTTCTTCTACAGTTTCATCACGGATAATAGTATTAGTTATCCCCTCCAGAATCTGTTTCCGGTTTTGCCAAATTAATTTGAGAGTATTTTTCATCTTTAAAGTTTTGTTTTTTAGTTAATTCTTTTTCTGCTTTTTCATCTATTGCAGATAAAAGTTCTAGTTTTTCTTCTACACTCTTTTTATTATGATAAGCACCGAAAGTAGAGGTATCATGATTTTGTAGAACTTTTTGATAATGAGGAATTGCTTTTTTAACTTTTTGAATTTTAATTACAAAATGACCTAGACCATCTACATTTATTCTTAAGTCACTTAAACTGCTCATTTTTTTTCTTAATGTTTTATAGTAGTCTTCAATTAAGTTTTCTACTAAATCTTCAGAGACATCAAACTCTTCAACTATTTCTTTATACAAACTATTTGCTTTCTTCGGATTCATATCCTAAAAATTTATAGTCTAATAATATTGTACCATTTGTTTGAACTTTTAAATCAGGATTCAACATAATAATTTTTTTATTAGAAGGATCTTTTATTATAAGTCCATTTTTCTCAGCTTTATTAATACAATTTCTTACAGTCTGTGGAGATTTAAATATCCAATCTTCTTCTGAAGATGCATCAAGACAAAAGTTACTAAGTTCTATAGGTTGATTAAAACTCAATAATGTAAGACAGTCGAGATCAGACTCACTCATTGTTATACGGTTAATATAACAATGAGTAAGAATCTGAAGTTTTACAACATCCCATTTGGGCATCTTAACCCTTTTTTGTACTTGATTAACAAGTGCCATTATCCTTTTCTTAACTTCTTATTACCAGCAGGTGCTTGTGCTGGAACTTTTTGATTTCTTACTGGTTCATCATCCTCTTCATTTTCTTGAGGTTGTTGAGTTGCTGCCATCATTGTTGCATACTGAAGTTGCATAGTAGCTCTCTTATATCTTGCTTCCTCTACTTCAGTTAACAATTTTTCATACTTTGCTTGTGCTTCAAGATATGGAAGAGAGTTTTCATAAAACTCTTTCATTTCATCTCTTCTTGCTTCTAATTGTTCTGGTGACAATTCTTCCATTTGTTGTTGGTTTTCCATAATATTCTTATTAATGTTTAGACAAATATATTAAAAAAGTTTAAACTGAATAGGTTTAAACAAAAAAATCCAGGTATTAAATACACCTGGACTTCATTAATCTATATATATCTATCTTAGATCTGATAACTACTGTAAAGTGTTATTATTTATTATCCATGATTTGGACAGTTTTTACATGATTTATCACCTT